CTCAGAGCTTAACACGCTCTTATGCTTGTCGTGGTTAACACGATTTAGCGTATGTACTAACAGATGTGTAGTGTCTTACCCAGGTAGGTGATTGGAAGTGGCCTTAACTAGCCATAATGCCCCGATTGGGGTCAGCACATTAGTACCGTGCTGAGTGCGCTCTGTAACAGGGGCGCACCGCTTTCTATCACTTATTCGGGTGACCGCTACTCTGTCATGTACTCTCTCTCTGTAACCAGCCATCGCTAGAGGAATGTTGTCCCTACTATCGATGTTTGGGTCGGCTTTTAATCGGCCGACTGCAATCACATTGTGTCTTGGTTCATTTTGAAAAGGAGCGCAACTGATGTCCTTCCCTGGGAGTTACGCGGGTACAGCATCGTATCTTAATTTCACGAAATGTGGAACTAATGGTACGACGCTAATAACCACTATCTCAAAGAGTTGGGTGTCAGAGCGTTCCCCGAATTGGCCAGATCGGCCACTTCCTGTGAACCCGTACACGATGTCTTTAATGAAGCGTCGCCCATGCTATCTGACACTTAGGAACGACTTTAACCCAAACAACGACTGTGATCGCCTTCATAAGCGAACACCGGAAGGGTTTGGGTACGGTCCTCCTGCTGTGGCAAATATCATGAACTCAGTGAGTGCTGCATCCAAAGCAGATGGTTCCGCGCGTTTACGCGCAAAGGACCAAGCTGTTAACTGGGCACAGAACATCGCTGAGATCGGCCAGGTTTTCCATCTGGCTGCTGCAACACTTCGTCGTCTGAAAGAAGCAGCTCTTGGCATTGCTACGCGGTCCCCAAAGCGGGTACTTCGCGCATTTGCCATTAGCTCGCGTGATGTCGGACGTGTCCAACGTGGTGTGAAACCTGCCGACGCTGCGAATTTGTGGTTAGAATTGCAGTACGGGTGGAAACCTTTATATAAGGATCTTCACGATTCCTTGTCAAAGGCGACCTCACGTATCGCTCTTGCTGATCACGTTTTTCAAAGCGTTGGTAAGGGCAGAGCCCATTCAAAGGTCTCTGTTCCCACCGGTCCGGTTTCGGGGTCGCTTCGGAGGTCAACGATGGTAGACACAGTTGCGTTTGCAAAAACGTATCTGTGGTATACTATCTCTGATTCTCAGCGAGCTTCCCTTACAGCCGCAGGTTTGACTAATCCATACAGTCTAGCCTGGGAGATTGTACCTTTCAGCTTTGTCGTTGATTGGTTTTTACCGATCGGCGACTTTCTCAACTCTTTAGACGCAGTTGATAACCTCACTTTTGTTGGAGGGTATCGATCAGAGCTGAAGAGACAGAAGGCTGAAATGGTCCATAGCGGGACGCCGGGTCATTTTGAAAAATGGAGTCAGGATGGAAAAGATCTGAAATTTTTGGTTTCGATGTCTAGGTCGGGACTTACGTCCTTCCCAAAAGCACCGCTTCCACAGTTCCAGAACCCCTTCTCTCCTACCCATATTGCAAATGCACTTGCGTTATTTGCTTCCGCTCTAGACCGAATGGTTGGAAAGTAACTGCCAACCACTTAAAACAACCACTGTTCTTTCTTATCTGGAGGCGACATGTTTCAACTTGTGCGGCGCGCAGTCGGCCGACGTAAATCAGACTTTGTGCGGCTTTACACTTCTATCTTTGCTGTTGCTTGGATAGTCGTGTTTGCCGCATGTCGTCTGAATGCGTCTCCGCTGGCTTGCGTCGCGGTTGAGCTTTTAGCCCCCATAAAGAAAGAAGCGGTTGAACACCCGATTGGGAATCCTTCCCATCGGTAATATCGGTACTTTATGTACCGACTGCACAGGAGGCCTTCATGGCCGCTGTCGCTTCAATTGTTCTCGCTAACGGTGAAACCGTTCCCGTGAACCACACGTTCGCCCCTGCAATCGTGCGCTCCGATCTGGTCGAGTATCATGACCGTATCGGTGGCATTGTTGCAGGCTTTGGTCGAATCTCCGTTGGCACCAGACTCCCCACAAAGGGATCCGATGCCTACAAGGAAACGATCAAGGTCGTCGTGCCCACCCTGGAACAAACGTCGCCTTCAACGGCGACGGGGATCCAGCCGGCTCCGACTCGTGCGTACGACTGCCTCGCGGTTGTTGACATGGTCTTTCCGACCCGGTCGACACTCGCGGAGCGGAAGAACCTGTTCGCGTATCTGAAGAACTTACTGGCTAAGGCCGAATCGACCTTGCTGGTGGAGAACTTCGAGATGCCGTACTAAGTTCCTCTGCTTTTAGGTTATCTAACTCAGTTGTTACCTAAGGAGCATTCGTACATGGTTAAACCATTTGCACGAGACGTAAAGTCGATAACCAGAGCTACTATCCACGGTTTCTTTGAAGCCCTGGATACACCTCTATCACTGTCGTGTTGGTTACTCTACAAATACGGTGAGCATTCCCAACTCGTAAGAAAGTCTATATGCGCCAGTGACTATTTGTCACCTGACGCGTTTAGGCTCGATTACTTAGCTGTGAAGTTCCTCGTAAAGGCAGAGTTCCTTGCGACGGGTATTGACACGAGAGACGTTGCAAAACGTAACTTTAGTCAATGTGAGGCGAAATGCGCAGATACAAATGAGCGGCTTGTAATGATGAACAGTAGTAATGAGGTGGTTTGTCCGGGGAAATACCCTGGACTTCCCGACCTCCGGTTCGGTGACATATGTCACCGATTGACCGGAAAAATTGCTACCGTTTTGAAGTACGTGCCTAACTCAGATGTTCTTCGCACTTGTAGCTTTGGCCCTGGATCCACCACTAGGGTCAAGGGCACAATGACTTCGGCGTACGAGAAGCTTCGAGAGCCTCTTCATATTACGCCAGAGGCATTAGACGTGCTCCCTGTCTTACTCTCAAGCCACCCTCGAGGTTTTCGAGGACTTGAGTTGATACAGGGGAATCACGTTACTTACGTTCCGAAGAACGCAAAAACGGATCGCGCGATAGCTATCGAACCTGATCTGAACATTTATGTTCAGCTTGGTGTCGGGAACTATATGCGTGAACGTCTTGCGCGAGTCGGCGTTGATTTGCGGGATCAAACCCGAAACCAACGTCTTGCACGTCAAGCCTCTCGTACTGGGGATCTGGCGACTGTGGACATGTCGTCGGCCTCTGACCTAATCAGTCAAGCCGCCGTTATGTACTTGTTGCCTCATCCTTGGTATGTTCTTCTTGACGCGCTGCGGTCCCACCGTTACTTGCAGGGTGATCGATTTGTTAGTTATAACAAGTTTTCATCCATGGGTAACGGATTTACTTTCCCTCTCCAGTCACTGATCTTCTGGGCTTTCGCTCAGTTAGCTTGTGATTTGGTCGGGGTTGGGACTGTAAACGTCGCAGTCTACGGTGACGATGTTATCGTCCCCGTGAAGGCATTTACTGCCTTTTCCTCGCTCCTCGCATTGTTCGGCTTCGAGGTGAACTCTGAAAAGAGTTTTTCCTCGGGGCTGTTCCGTGAAAGTTGCGGGAAGGATTACTACGACGGCGTTGATTGTCAGCCACTCTATCTCAAAACCGAGATAGCTTCCCTTGATACCATGTATAAGGTCCATAACGGCTTGGTTCGGTTATCACAGAGATTTTTCGATCTCAGTGGTTTCCGTTCCTCACGTTTTGTCACCTTGTGCGATGATATCGCCAACTCTATTCCCTGTAAGGTACGCTTTCGCATACCTTTAGGTTTTGGAGATGGCGGCCTTGTGTCTGATTTTGATCAGGCAAGGCCTTGGGCACGCCGCGCAAAGAATCAAATTGATGGTTGGTTTTTCACAACCGTTCAGTTTGAACCTAAGCGTTACGTGATGACTGACAGCAATGCGACGCTTCTGTATGCACTCTATACCGCTGGATCACCGACCCCTTCAATGGGGTTTGCGACTCATCGGCGTAGAACTTATAGAAAGCATCGTAAGGTGTTGGCCAATTACTGGCCAGCTCTCGGGATACTGCTTTAAGGTATCCCTTTGGATCCGGC